CAACGTCGTTCCCTATTATCTGTCTCGGCAATTTGTCGGGATGGTTGGTGGCGATGTGTGTTGTTCGTGATTTCGAGGACATAGTTGAGCGTGATGCAACAGAAGAGGATGGTGATCTCCTACGACTCTGTTTTGAACGCTATGACGAAACTCGTCTTGATCATGGTTATATTGCATACCTGATGGATAAGGTACTGATCAATGGTGACGACTTGGCTTCGTTTATGACGAAAGCCGAGCAACTCGTCTTTACTTGGGTCGGTATCGAAATTGGTTTGGAGTTAAGCGTTGGCAAGACTTATTCACACGAAAGATATGTGAATATTAATTCGACTTGCTATGACTATAACTTTCGGCATGGTGGCGTTCCTGTGGAGATTCCGTATCTTAACACCGGTCTATTCTTCGGTCAGAATAAAGTTCTTTGTTCGACTGATACTGATGGTGAAGAGATACGACTCGCTACGGTTGCACCTCATGTCGTTGTGATTGATCGTGTCGTGGAGGGTTCATTGCCTGGTAAGCAATGTGACATTCTCGCTGCATACATCGCGCATTGGAAGCGCGAGTTGCCTCACGAATGCCGTGGACGGAATTTATTCATTTCACGGTGTTTGGGTGGCTTTGGTGTGAAGGTTCCTGTCGGGTTCGAGTGGAAGACTACTGCTACACAGCGATGTTATGCAGAACGTCGTCTTCGCGAACTCGGCGATTATGAGCCGGATCAACGTCCAAACTTCTATATGGATCGAGATTTCGAGCCTATAGCGTACATTGCGCCGTGGTGGGACCGTCGAAAGGATGCGACAGTTCCGCCTCGCCTGCCTCGCGCTCAGAATTCGGGTGTCGGAATCGCCGGGATAGACTTAACTCTTCGTTATCGTCAACTCCAGCGACCACCGTACTATACCGGCGTACCTACTTCTTGGGTTTCGCCTGATACTGCTATGCGGGATTTTGAACTCCGAGCGCGTAACGTCCGAAGACGTAAAACTACACGACACGTGTTTAGTGAGGGGTTAGCGATCTAACCACCCAAAACGTTTCCGAAGAATGCGAGCATTCCGCCGGTGTAAATATTTACGTACCAAGGCTCGAACAAACATCGATTGTGTGTGTAGGGCCGTAGCGTCGAACGACTGCACGGGTGGGTATGATGGACAAGACACGCGAGTGTCTGGGTAGTGGGTCGTGCGAGGAAATGCGCACGACCTAGTGATGAATGGTGTTGATCAAACACAGTGATAATCGCGAAAAGGTTGGGC